ATTAAAGACAAAGCTCTCGCACCATGGAAAGAGTTACGTCTGCAAAAGAAACGCACTAAGAAACAAGCAACCTTAGAACGCAGGGCAACTAAAGTCCATAGACCTTCGCCTATTGGTTACATTAAAGAAGTACCGGACATTGAATTAAATGAATTAACCCGTGAGGAAATGCTACAACAATCTGATAAAATAGGTTTAGTAGTAAACAAACACTGGTCAAACGCCACATTACTAAAGCATATTAACGATGCTATGGGGATATAATGGGATATACGAAAAGACAATTTATAAGTGCTGCGCTAGAGGAAATCGGTCTAGCATCTTATGTCTTTGATATGCAACCAGAGCAACTAGAATCTGCCTTACGCAGACTTGATGCAATGATGGCTGACTGGAACGCTAAAGGGATTAGGCTTGCCTATCCAATACCATCCAGCCCACAAGATAGTGACCTTGATGAGGAAACTAACGTACCCGACTCAGCTTATGAAGCTATTATTTGTAGCTTAGGCATCCGTCTAGCACCAAGTTATGGCAAAACAGTGATGATTGAAACTAAGACCACTGCAAAACAGGGTTATGACATATTGCTACAACGTGCCACATTCCCAATTGAACAACAACTACCAGCAACAATGCCAGCAGGTTCAGGTAACAAGCCATGGAGAGTATATGACGATCCATTTATTAGACCGCCATACAATCCAGTTGATGCTGGCCCAGATGGCCCAATTGAATTTTAAGGATTATCATGCCAACCATTAATCAATTACCAGTTCTTAACACAATCTCAAGTGGTGACCAGTTACCTGTTTACTCACCTAATAATGGCGATGCACGTAGAACGTCTATTGGTAGCTTGCTAACATACTTTCAGCAGACCTTTGCATCACCTACGCTATCAACTAACTTATATGTACCTGCGACTGGTTTTAACATTACAGTCCCGACACCTGTAAGTAATGACCAATGGATGCTTCTGCAACCTGCTGGAACGCTTGCTGCTGGCACTATTACATTACCTCTTAATACTGGTGTACCTGATGGCACTACGGTGCTTATTACCACTACTCAAGAGATAACATCACTAACGCTTGCGCTTAACGGTGCATCTGCTATTTTTGGTGGTGTGACTTCATTGTCAGCAGGAACAGCGACAGCGATTAGATTTTACCAAGCAACTAACTCATGGTATCAAATCAATGCTGAAACAGTTTACGCTGCTGGCATACAAGCATTTTTAGCAACGCCATCTAGTGCAAACCTACGCACTGCAATGACTGATGAAACTGGCACAGGCTTATTAGTATTTAATACAAGCCCGACCTTTGTAACACCAATATTAGGTACACCAACAAGCGGAACATTGACCACTTGTACTGGCTTACCATTAACCACTGGTGTAACAGGAACATTACCAGTTTTAAATGGTGGTACTGGTGTAACGACTTCTACTGGTTCTGGCAATGTCGTACTCTCTACAAGCCCAACATTAGTGACACCAATTTTAGGTACACCAATATCAGGCAATCTAGCTACTTGTGTTGGATTACCTATTTCAACTGGCGTGTCAGGATTAGCGGCAAACGTAGCCACATTCTTAGCGACTCCATCATCTGCTAACCTTGCTGCGGCACTTACAGATGAAACAGGCACTGGTGCTAATGTATTTGCAACTGGCCCAACATTTGATAACATCAATGGTTCTGTTCAAGCATTAAGTGGTGCTGGTGCGGTTAATCTAACAACATACTCAACTGCTTTCACATCAACGGCTGCTGGTAATGCTTTAACGCTTGCTAATGGCGCACAAGGTCAAATTAAGAACATAGTTTATGTTGCTGAAGCAGCTGGTGGTGATACTGGTATCTTAACGCCAACTAACTTAGGTGCTGGCACGACTATTACATTCAATGCTGTGGGTGATAGCTGTCAATTGCAATTCATTGGCACTGATTGGTGGGCTGTATCACTTAGAGGCGCAGTGTTAGCTTAGGAGAGCATCATGCGGTTTTTGCCAAACGGAAAACCAAGCAATCCAGCTAAACAGCCTAATAAAAACAAGTTATCTAAAGTCCCACTAAAGGCTAGGAAAAAATGAAATCACCTGCATGGCAAACTAAGGCTGGACAAAATGCTAAAGGTGGACTCAACGCTAAAGGCAGAGCTTCATATAACAAAGAAACAGGCGGCAATCTAAAAGCACCTGTTAAGTCTGGCGACAATCCTCGCAGAGCATCATTCCTAGCACGTATGGCTGGCAATGCTGGCCCAGAGTATAAAGATGGTGAACCTACTAGATTGCTGTTATCTTTAAAGGCTTGGGGTGCGTCATCTAAAGCCGATGCTAAAGCTAAAGCCAAAGCAATCACCACACGTAATAAAGCTAAAAAATAATGCAAATCCCTATCCTAAATGGCATCTTTGTTGATAACACACCAGAACTACGCACCAGTTATCCAATCAATCTAGTACCAGTCCCAATCGAGTCTGGCATTAGCGGTGGCTTCTTACGTCAAGGCGATGGAATTGTTGCCAATGGCAGTGGTTCAGGCATTGATAGAGGCGGTATCAATTGGAATGGTATCTGCTATCGTGTGATGGGTAGTAAGCTAGTAACAGTGGCTAGTGATGGCACAGTAGCGGTTCTAGGCGATGTTGGTGGCCCAGTTGATACATTGGTGACACTTGATTATAGCTTTGACTTGCTAGCTATCGTATCTGGTACACGTCTGTACTATTGGAATCCATTAACATCAACATTAACGCAAGTAACTGACCCTGATTTAGGCGTAGTGCTTGACGTTGTATGGGTAGATGGTTATTTTATGACCACTGACGGCACTAGCTTAATAGTGACTGAGCTTAATGATCCGACACAAGTTAATCCATTAAAGTATGGTTCGTCTGAGGTTGACCCAGACCCAGTTGTTGCTCTGCTTAAACTACGTAATGAAGTGTATGCACTTAACCGTAACACCATTGAAGTGTTTGATAACGTAGGCGGTGAGTTCTTTCCATTTCAACGTATTGATGGCGCACAGATACAAAAGGGCGTAGTAGGCACGTTTGCTAGTTGTGTATTCATTGAGAACATAGCGTTTTTAGGTAGTGGGCGTAATGAAGCCCCGAGCATTTATGTAGGCGCAAATGCACAAGTTACTAAGATTAGCACACAAGAGATTGACGAGATTTTACTAGGTTATACTGAAGCGCAGTTAGCACTGGTTAAATTAGAAGCTAGGAATGATAGAGCGCACCAACATTTATATATTCACCTACCAGACCGCACGATTGTATTTGATGCAAACGCTACAAAGGCATTAGGTCAGAATGTATGGTTTACTTTAACTACTAGCATTGTTGGATTCAGTCAGTATCGAGCAAGAAACTTAGTTTGGGCTTATGACAAATGGTTAGTGGGTGATCCACAGTCTAGCAATATCGGTTATCTAGTGGACACTATTGGCACACACTGGGGTGATACTGTTAGATGGGAGTTTGGCACACTAATTGTTTATAACGAAGGGCGTGGTGCATTATTCAATCAATTAGAATTAGTTACTTTGACTGGCAACGTTGCATTAGGCACAAATCCAATGATAACGACTAGCTATTCAGTTGATGGCATTACTTGGAGTCAGCAAAAAGCTATACGAGTAGGCACTACAGGTGACAGAAAGAAACGCATAACATGGTTTCAGCAAGGCCACATGAGAAACTGGCGCATACAACGATTTAATGGTGACAGTGATGCTCACCTATCATTCGTAAGACTTGAAGCGCAACTAGAGCCGTTAGCGTATTGATATGGCTATGCAAAAACTAAACCTTACTCGTGACCAGCTTGCTAGTTTCTTACAAGACTTTGAGCAGATAAAACAATTTGAGAGATTGTTTGCCGTTGTTGACCAAGTAGCACCAAGCGCAGACACGACAGGAATTAGTATTGAAGCTGGCAATGCAAACGCAACAGCTAATGACGCATTGGCGCAAATTATTAGACTGGCACAAGATTCAGCAATCAATAGCGGTAATGCAGAGCAAAAAGCCATACAAGCATTAGATTCGCTTAACCGTATTGCTAATTCATTAGAACTGCTATCTACAGCACCTGTAATTCAAAACAATAATGATATAAATACAGATTACTTAGATTTTAATGTTAATGCACCTTATGTAAATAGGATTGCACGAACTGGTTGGAATAGTTCAGATGAAACATTGAATATTGGAATGGCTTATAGTGTCACGCAGCAAGTAGGGCAAGAGTTTTATGCTAGGGTAAAAAATGAAACTGGCGTTTTAATACCAAACGGATCGGCTGTTGGGTTTGTAGGTGCGAGTGCAGATGCTTTAAGTGTAGCTCCATATTTAGCAGATGGAAGTCAATCCAGTTTGTTAATCTTAGGAATAATGACGCACGACTTACCTGATTCAGGTGAGAAAGGTTATTGCACCGTATGGGGCTTTGTTCGTGACTTAGATACCAGTGCTTTTAGTGTTGGTGATATTTTATATGTTTCACCTTCTGTTGCTGGTGGTCTTACCAATGTTAAACCAACCGCACCTGATAATTGCATCCCTATTGCTGCTGTTATCACATCCAATGCAACCACAGGCGTTATTTTTGTAAGACCGACTATAGAACAGCAACAATACTATGGTGAGTTTAGTAAAACAACATCACAAACTCCTGCTGCAATCAATACTGCCTATACGCTTACATTTGATAATACAGACATCGCTAATGGTATATCTATTGGCGGCACTACATCACAAATAATAATCGCTAACTCTGGGCTTTATAACATTGCTTGCTCAGTGCAAATAACATCTAATAACGCATCACAAAAATCCGTTTGGGTTTGGTTAAGATTAAACGGTACAACAGATGTACCTAATTCAGCTAGAATTGCATCTATCACTTTAAATAACGGTTATTTAGTTGTATCACTGAATGAGGTTTACTCTTTTACAGCTAATGACTTTATTGAGATAATGTATGCAGCAGATAATACTAATATAAGTATTTCTACCGTTGCAGCCACAGCATTTGCACCTGCTGCACCTGCTGTTATTTTAACCGTAACGCAGATAGAACAATAGGAGTTATATTATGGCAGTAATAGCAAAACCACTCATTGGCTCTAAACAGATGGAAGCTGCACAGACTACGCAATACACTGCGACTAACTGCACAGCCATCATTGATAAGTTTACAGCGACTAATACTACAGCATCAAACGCATTGATTAGCGTTAATCTAGTGTCATCTGGTGGTGCAGCAGGGGCTACTAACTTAATCGTGGATACTAGAGCTATCGCACCTGATGAAACTTACACATTCCCAGAGCTAGTAGGTCAAGTATTGGCTGCTGGTGGCTTTATTTCAACAACTGGCACTGCTACTGCTTTAACCATTAGAGCATCAGGCAGAGAGATAACTTAGGAGCTAACATGAAAGATTTTTTAATGATACCTAAAGGCTTTATGGGATTGCCATCTGAGGAGGAGTTTATCACCACCGCAGAAAACAAAAAGAACACACAAACTGTAATTGATGACTGGATGCTTGGCCCTAAAGACCCATCTAACGAACCTACTGCAAACAAAGTCTATTGGGTGACATTAGGCAAAGCAATGCAAGTGGATGAGAAAGAAGCTCGCAGACGTAGATGCTCTAACTGTGAATACTATGATAACAGCGTGTTGATGCAAGCTAAAATGGACAAAATACCTGTTAATGAATGGGATACAAACGCAGGCTTTCGTGGCTACTGTGATAAGTTTGATTTCATTTGTCATGATATGCGTTCCTGCCAAGCGTGGGAAGGTAAAGAGGATGATTGACAAAATGCGTCAATATGCGAAAATAAGTGCGCTGAGTTTATCGAGCAACCAGCAGCTCTTAATGCCCTATTAGGAGACATGATGCTAGTATCTGTTACAGAGTCCATTACAGACGAGCATTTGCTAGAAGTGTACGCTGACCCTTATATTCAAAAAGTAGGTCACGATCACCGACCTGCTGCACCCATCATCCACCCTAATGTTACTTACTTGTCTGCATGGATAGGTAAAACCTTTGCTGGTGCATTTATGATTATTGAACAAAGTGATGTTGAGTTAGAACTCCATGCTTTGCTTAAAAAATCATCAATTAAAGAATCACGTCAATTAGGATTAGCTTGTATAGCGTGGGCTTTCTCACATCCCATTATCTTACGTGTAACGGCTTATATCATTCAAGGCTTAGAGGCGGCAAAGAATTACTGCTTAAAGCTAGGGTTTAAAGTAGAAGGTTGCAGACGTTGTGCTTGTGTACAAGGTGGCATAGTTAAAGACGTTTATGTGCTGGGTATGACTCGGCAGGAATGGAGTACAACATGAGTTTTGTAGGCAAGGCAATAGGAAGTGTCGTTGGTGGTATCACGGGTGCTAAGGCTGCTGGTAAAGCTGCTGAAGCTGGTGCTGCTACACAAGCCGCTGCTGCACAGGCTGGCATTGATGAGCAAAAAAGACAGTTTGATAAGCTAGTCGAGCTAATGTCACCGTATGTGACAACTGGCACTGAAGCTATGACTGCTCAAAAAGCATTAATTGGATTAGCTGGCCCAGAGGCAGAGGCTGCTGCAATCGCTAAACAAGAACAATCACCTATCTTTCAAGCATTAACGCAACAAGGTGAAAGTGCTATCTTGCAAAACGCTGCGGCTACTGGTGGCTTACGTGGTGGCAATGTTCAAGCAGCATTAAGTCAATTTAGACCGCAAATACTTAACTCACTCATTGAACAGCAATACGGTAGGCTTGGTGGCTTTACTAAACTAGGTCAAGCAGCCGCAGCAGGTCAGGCTGAACAAGGTATGGCATCAGCAGATTCAATTTCTAACTTACTAGCAAACCAAGGCGCAGCAACGGCTGGTGGTCAAATAGCTAGAGGTAACGTAAACCGTCAAGCATTTGGTGATTTATTAAGCATCGGCAAAGCTGTATCAGGCTTTAAATTTTAGGATAAAGATATGGCCATTAATCCACTACAAAGACCAATTGACTATGCTGGGATGACTCCACAGGTAAACATAGGTCAAGGCATCGAGGACTTAGGTGCTGCATTTGCTAAACGTCAAGAACGTATTGATGCTGAAGCTCAACAAGCACAATTCGCTATTGACCTAGCTGAATATAATCAAAATCCTACTGCACAGAATACTGCTGTGTTTATTACTAAACACCCAGCAATGGCGAAAGCATTAGAAACATCATACACAATTAATAGTACACAAGAACGAGATAATAGATTTAATCAAGTAGCAGAAATTTCAGCAGCTTTTGAAAATGGTAAACCTGAAATAGCAAAAGAGAAATTAAAAATAATTATTGACGCAGAAAATAATACTGGCGGTTCAGCTACTATTCCTCAACAAATTTTTGATGCTATTGAAGGTGGCAATACTCAGGCTGCACAGGCATCTATAAACATATTAGCGGCAACTATTGATCCAGAAAAATATAAAAAATATACTGAATCAATCTTAGCAGCTAAACAAGCACCTAGTGCTTTATCTAAATCAGTGGCAGACGCAGAGGATGCTGTAAATAAAGCAAAAGTATCTTTTGAAGAAGCTAAGACAGCCCCTGCAAAAAAAGCCGCAGAATTAAGGTTGGCAGAGGCTACTGCTAAGGAAAAAGAAATAAAAGCACAGTTTGGTGTACAACAAGAATTAGCGGCCCTTGAAAAAAGCAAATGGGATGTTAAAAATCTTAAAAGTCAGATTAATGATAGAGCTGAAAAACTTAATTTAGATAAACAAACTACTACAGCAATAGTAAATGAAAAAATTGCACAAACAAAAGCAGCAGAAAGAAATTTACCTCCTGACGTACGTAAATCAATTAATGAATCTGCCGTTAATGCAGCAGCATCAAAGCAATCAGCAAATCAATTTAACGATTTAGCTAAACGCATAACAGATCAAGGCGGTAACTATGGTGTGGCTTCAAGTGCA